ACATGCTTCTTAGTGTAAAAAGGTCTCACGCCGCAGAACTGAAGAGCTAAAGCGTTCAATCGACTGAAGGTGGTACGGCTGAACCATCTTGAGTCTGGGCCTGCATAAAACTCCATGCAGCGATCAAACCGGTTCAGGGTTGCTATGTGGTTCCCGTGGAGAAACACCATCGCATGAGCGCCCCTAATAGTCACTCTTGTGTTGTCTTTCTCCCAGTCTTTATGGTTCCAGACTGCGGAGTTCATCTGTGTTTCGATTTTTCTCATAGTGTTTTGTTGGTGTGGTTGTCGGGTCGCGAGCTTTGTTCTCGTGTCCCCTAGTATCCTATCATGAAGCACAAGAAAACCCAGCTCTTGGCTGGGTAGTTTTCATGCTCTTGTGTCGATGAATGGCTGGCCAGTCCTGTTCAGGTGATCCTTCCATTCATCCAAGATGTCCATAATTTCGCCGTGATCCCCATTGAAGACGTTGGCTGGATCGTATGAATAACGGCTTTCGGACTTAATAAAATTAAAGATCCGCAGCCTGTAACGTCTGCCACCTTGAAAACTTAATTCGAGTTTGCGATACATAGGGTTGGTTTTGATTGGTGCGGATAACTGAAAAGCCCGCTCAATGGCGGGCGATCTGTTCAGGCTTTGGTGTAACAGTCAAACCATTGCCCTTCCCTCTTTGTGTCAGGTCGGCGGCAATGAGCTTGTGCTTGTTCCAGGGTTAACCCTGTCTGCATGACCTTATCGGATCGACGAAGCGTAGGATGATAGGAACGGACGATGTTGTAAGACATAAAATCAGCAGCTGAAAAGGTTTGGTACGGAGAAGAGATCATGACTCGATTCTCTCGGCTGCTTTCATTGGGATCACACCTAAGGCAGGAACAAGCAACGCAGCCAACGCGAGGTTGCTGAACTGCTCACTGCTAAGGCCTGGACGGTTTGTTTCGAGCGATTGGTGTACATCGTGCATCAGCACCGCAAAGCAGCCAGCACCGGCAACGACACAGCCGACAGCCGACAACAATAAACAATCTTTGAGTTTTGACATTGGTTTTTCTGAAATGGTGGTGTTTTCGTGCATTTTCTGAGAGCAACCCCTACGAAGGGTCGGCGGCAAATGGACGTGACAGCGTGTGAGTGCTGGCAGTGGTCTCGGCGACGGGATCCGAAGATCTGCTCTCAATCCTTATTCTAGTCTATCGACTGGAGAAATACAGGATTAAATAGAAAAGAATTGTTAACACTTAGTGCGAACGATTCTCAACTTTGTTCTCAATAACGATCTTCTGTTGATTCTCAACAGCGACTGCAATTGATTCTCATTAATTTTCGCGAGCTTGCGAACGTGTACTACTTTGTACTTGTGCCACCTGGCAACTGTCACAAGGGGAGGGGTAGCAAATGTTACAGTACATATGTACTGGCCCCACAACTTAAACATATTCTCGCCAACTAGCATTCGTGTACTAAAAAAGCCCCCCAATGAGGGAGGCTCGTTGTTTTTGCAGTTGTTTGGTGCGTCAGTCGGTCTTGTTTTCGATCTTGATAGTCAGATCAGGCGCTTGGATATTAACGACTTCAGTTGATTCACCGATAACACGTCCAATGGAATCCAGAACCTGACTTGCGGTTTGCAATTGCCCTTTCTTCAAAGCCTGATGAAAGAGTTTGGTACGCATGTGTTGAAGACGCGGAAGCATATTTTCGCGATCATTCTTCCAATCTTCTGCAACCATCTGCTTCACTTCATCCCAATCACGCCAACCAGTCGCCAAAGAAACGCCTTCTTTCTCAGCATGGTCATAGACCAGTGCTCTAGCCGAGAGGCCATCGAGTTGACGACGATATAAGCGCCTCACCCGTTCATCTTTAACTGCGTCAGGCGTTCTAAGTCCCATTTGCCACAAGATTACCGTTCCACAAATGATAACTGTTGCTGGAGCGTATGGACAGCGGGGGGCAGGGGTCAGAAAGCTATGTATTGTGATAGGCATGAGTCAAAATTCCGACCCCATCCAACTTCGATGGGCGCAAGGCGAAGTTTTTTCATGCGAAAAGCGATTCCGAGTATTAGTAGCCGGTCGCCGTTTTGGCAAATCGTACCTGTCTTGCGTTGAGTTGTTGCGTGGAGCGATCAATCGACCTGGGGAGACCTTTTTTTATTGTGCGCCAACGTATCGAATGGCAAAAGATATTGCTTGGCGCGCATTAAAAAAGCTTGTACCGAAGGTATGGATCAAGAGCAAGAACGAAACGGACCTACGGATCGAGCTAATCAACGGATCAATGATCGAATTAAAGGGAACCGAGAACGCAATGGCGTTGAGGGGTCGAAGTTTGAGTGGAGTTGTATTGGATGAGGCTGCATTTATGGATGCAGAGGTGTGGTTTGAAGTAATACGACCAGCTTTAGCGGACAAAGAGGGCTGGGCGTTATTTATCTCTACACCTGATGGCACAGCTAGCTGGTTTTACGACTTGTGGTGTTTTGTAGCAGAGGATCCAACGGAATTATGGCAACGGTGGAGTTATACAACGATTGACGGGGGTAATGTTAGTGCGAAGGAAGTCGAGGCAGCTCGTTCTCAGCTTGATAATCGAACATTCCGGCAAGAATTTGAGGCAAGCTTCGAGAATTTAACCGGCTTAGTTGCGGTTAGCTTTTCGGACGCCAATATTTCGGAGGAGGCTAGGGATATTACGATCCAGCCATTGTTATTGGGCGTTGATTTCAACGTCGATCCAATGAGTGGAATTGTGGCGGTAAAGGATGGCCACACGCTTTATGTATTTGACGAGATTATGTTGACGGGTGGAGCGACCACGTGGGATTTCGCGGAGGAGGTTGCTCGTCGATATGGTGTGGAGCGAAGGATTATTGCGTGTCCAGACCCTACGGGCGGAGCAAGGAAGACCCAGGGTGTGGGTGTTACGGACCATGCAATTTTGCGGCGAAGTGGATTTACGGTGCAATCGCCCAAAGCTCCATGGAAAATCCGGGACAAAATTACGTCAGTTAATACAGCATTGATGGATGCAACGGGAGAGCGTCGTACAGTGATCCACCCACGATGCAAGCATTTGATCAAATCATTGAGGACATTGACCTATTCTCCTGGCACAGGTTTACCAAATAAGAATTTAGGAGTGGACCACGCTTTCGATGCGTTCGGGTATTTAGTTTTACAACAGTTTAATTTAGCCAAGCCCGAGACTATGGGCAATACTTCTCATCGGTTGTATTGAGGTGAAGCGACTGAAAGGAATGCCTTGCCCTGCTTGTGGGTCGGAGGATACAAAAGTCGTGGCCACTTATACATCACAAGATGATGATGTGGTGCGATTTCGCATTTGCGAAGAATGCGGTAAGAAGTTTAGGACGATCCAGCCGCCTGAAGACATCTTGTCAAGCACAATAGTAATTAAATACTATCCCCGGAAGAGCGAAGAGCATAAAGGTAAAAAGGTCATACTTGAGTGCGACCCGCGATTGGCCTAGAATAAAAGCACTTAAAGTCTTGATATGGCTTACGGTATGGCGGCCAAGAAAAAACCAGCAAAAAAGCGTGGTTTGTACGCCAATATCAAGGCAAAACGTGATCGAATCAAGGCGGGCTCTGGCGAAAAGATGCGTAAGCCAGGCGCTAAAGGCGCTCCAACCGCGAAAGCGTTTAAGAAAGCTGAGAAAACTGCAAAAAAATCGAGCCGCAAAGCGGCGGGAAGTCGAAAGTAATTGAAGACCTGGTCGTAGCTTGTCGCGGTTAAGCAGTTAGACTGTTAGGCATAGAACCTTCCTATGTCTACAAATGGCTGTTATTCGAGGAGAAGAGGGCGCTGTTCAATTCGCTCCTACTGGTAGTGGCAACGCAACAATCGTTGGCACCCGTAGCTGGTCACTCAGCATCACAAAGGACACACTTGACACCACCAAGCAGGGCGACACCTTCCGCACCAATGTCGGAAGCATGATCTCTGGCTCTGGCACGGTTGAGCTTGTCTACGACCCTGACGCAACGGGTCAACCTACTTTTATTGAGGACATTGTTACGGCTGCTGATCCAGCAGACGCAACCTTCGAGTTGTTCACTAAAGGAACAACAAGCGGTACTGATTCAGTGAGTTTTAAGGGAATTGTCACCAGCATGGATATTGGATCTACTGCCGGTGATCTTGTTGTTGTAACTTGCAACTTCATCACCAGCGGAGCAATCACCAGCAATCTTGAATAAGGATTGATCTGATGGTTGAATATCGCGGCGAACGCTTCGCTGGTTACAACAAACCTAAACGCACTCCGAGCCACCCGACAAAATCCCATGCCGTCTTGGTAAAGGAAGGGGACAAGGTTAAGTTGCTCCGATTCGGACAACAGGGAGTCAGTGGCTCACCAAAACGTGAAGGGGAATCTGTAACAGCAAAGCGTCGTCGTGAATCGTTTAAGGCTCGCCACGCAGCCAACATCAAGCGTGGCAAGCTTTCCCCTGCTTACTGGGCCAATCGCGTGAAATGGTGACATGACTTACTCCGTCCCTGGCTCGGTACGCACCCATCTCGTCAGTTCTTCTTATCTCGGAAGTGTTGATAGTCCATTTGTTCGCACCAAAGCGGTGATCGATCAAATGAAAGGCTGGGAGATCATGACAGCCGTGACAAACGGCACCGAATATCTACGCGAAAATAGCGAAACCTTTCTTCCACTCGAACCCCGCGAAGATTATTCTGCTTATCTGGCGCGTGTCAATAGAGCCGTATTTTCACCGTATACACAGCGTCTAATCAGAGCGGCTGCTGGTTTAATCCTTCGCAAGCCAATCAGTATTGAAGGCGATCCCTACTGGACGGAAGTCTTCAACAAGAATGTTGATGGTTGTGGATCGGATATTGATGAGTACGCTCGCCGTCAGGCTATCTGCGCTTTGACTTACGGTCATTGCCATACTTTGGTTGACTTTCCAGCCCCTACAGATGCAAGAACTCTTGCTGAAGAGCGAGCATTAAATCGTAGACCATATTGGATTGAAATCGAGCCAAAAAATATCTATGGATGGCGATTGGATCGCGACTCAAATTATGGCAGTTTAACTCAAGTGCGAATTGCAGAAAAAGCAGTTGTGCCTGATGGTGATTTTGGTGAAAAAGTATATGATCAAGTTCGTGTGATTGAGCCAGGTCGCTACCGCATCTATCGACGAGACCAGCAGGAAAACCAGCTACAAGGAAGTGCTGCGTACCCTGGTTCATACGACCAAACCGCCACTGCTGGAGGAGAGTACGAGATTGCTGAGCAAGGTGCTTTTGACCTAGAAGGCATCCCTTTAGTAACAGTTTATGCAAATAAAGTTGAAACAATGTGTAGTCGTCCACCGCTATTGGACATTGCATATTTAAACTTAGCTCACTTCCAGCGCCAAGCTGATCTAATCCATAGTTTACACATTGCAAGCCAGCCAATGTTAGTTATGGAAGGCTGGGACGATCAAACCAAGGACATGGCTATTAGCGTTAACTACGCAATGGCAACACAACCTGGCAATAAAATCTATTACGTCGAGCCAGCTTCTAGTGCATTTGAAGCTCAATCAGCTGAGGTTCAAGAGCTACAGCAACAAATGAGCAGCCTAGGTATTAGCACTCTTAGCCAGCAAAAGCACGTAGCTGAGTCTGCTGATGCTCGGCGTTTGGATCGCATCGATACCAACTCAATGTTGGCAATGGTTTCAATGGACCTGGAGTCTGGTCTTCAGAAGTCCTATGACTTGGCTGCAAATTATCTTGGTATTGAGCCACCTGAAGTCAAGATCAGTCGTGACTTTGATCTTCAGCGTTTGATTGGCCAAGACATCACTGCAATGGGTCAACTCCTTGAAAGCGAAGTTATTGACCGTGGTGAGTTCCGTGAAATGTTGGTTCAGGGCGAAATTTTACCTAAAGCAGCGGAATCAGGCGATGACGTTAAAGTAGGGGGGCAATAGCTTTTTGATCATGGCTGGACTTCGTTTTGAAGAGATCAACCCTCCTAAGAAAGAGGAATGCCCAATGCCCCCTGCAAAGAAAGAAACTAAAAAAGCAAAGTCTAGTAAAGTAGAAGAGTCTACTAATTCTTGATAATGGAAGAACAGGTCATCCAGGAAACGCCAGTGGTGTCTCCTGAGCAACCCGTGGTTGCTGTTGAAGACACTTCAGTCGTTGATACTTCTGCTGTGCAAGCTCAATATGAGCAACAGCTTGAATCATTGAAGTCTCGCG